TAAACGTCCACATGGTAGAGCAATCTCCCTTGACAGATACGTCAAGACGATCCATCAAGGATTCTCTCTCTTGTATCACACAGCTGGCCAACATCTACGGATTTCAAGGAAATCCAGATCTTTCTGTCTCACAAAAACATTGGGAGGAGTTGGCAATGGCAGCCCATGGTGACTGGATGAAGGTTGCAAAGTATAAACTAGCAGCTTTCTACACAGCTCATCATGGACTAACATTGCCAAAACCACCTTTTGAAGGTGTAGCAGATAGACCCGATTATCTTGTCGGTGGAGCTCTAGGTCGATTCTTTCGTACCAAGATAAATTGCAGTAACCCTCTTGAAAGGGAGGAATTACTACAGAGTATCAAGATGCTAAAGAAAGGCTTCCCAAGACCCGATGAAGTAATTCTACGGATCAAGGAAAAAGAGTTTCTCGAGAAGATGACCACAGAAGTTGACCAATCAGTAGGCAGTAGGTTCCTGGTCGCCTGGGCAGATATGGATGACTATCCACAAGATGTCAATGCTGTTTTAACTAAGCAGTCCATTAAGGACGAACTCGTCAGAACAGTAAAAGAAATCTTTGGTGATGTCACCTATACCTATCAAGCACGACTGGAAGCCTTTTTTCCCAGTACGTCAGCGAATTATATTAATAGTCGCTCACAGGCCGGAGCGGTCGGAACTCTACTAGAGAGTGGACTGCTTGACGGGCTACGTACAAAAGGGGGTCTACTGACTGTGAGAGAGAAGAAACGTGAGGAAGAGGAAATGGAAAGTCCAGAAATAGGGATTAGAAAATATGAAGTACTCTCGGAAGATACCGAGCTGAAAGCAAAGTTCCAAATTTTGTGGCACAGACTGATCAAGAAAGCATCCGAAGAAGAACCACTGGTTAAACCAGTAGCACTGCCCGAAGCACTCAAGGTCAGAATGATCACAAAAGGACCGCCTTTTCAGCAAACAGTACTTCATTCCCTATGGAAGTTTATCCATTCAACACTGCGAGGTCACCGAACATTCCAGCTAATTGGAAAACCAGTAACAGAGGAGATTATTCTGAACGTCTTGGGACGAAATCTCAAGACAGGCGAAAAGTATCTCTCTGGCGACTATGAAGCCGCAACTGATAATCTGAAAAGCTGGGTGTCCGAAACCATTGCAGAAGCACTGGCCGTAGAACTAAAGTTAAGCGAGATCGAAAGGTCTCTGCTCATCCGAAGTCTAACTGGCCATGTGTTCGAGAATGGAAAACGTCAAGTTCGAGGACAGTTGATGGGAAGTATCACTTCCTTTCCAGTGCTCTGTCTCGCTAATGCAGCACTCTGTCGATGGGCAATGGAGTTAGCCTCAAAGAAGAAGATTCTTCTAAGGGACGCACCACTGCTAGTCAACGGAGATGACTGCGCTATGCGAGGCACGGAGAACTTGTATCGATTTTGGCACACTATTACTGATGCTGCAGGATTGACAGAGTCAATCGGTAAGACTTATTTCACAAGGGAGTTCGTTGATATTAATTCAACAAGCTTTCTCCGTGAAGTGGAGCCTCACAATGTAGTAACAGCTAGCGGCAAGATTCGACCAAGTTATCTCAGACTCACACGATATGTTAACCTCGGGCTGCTTAAAGGGCTGAAACGCTCTGGTGTAAAAACCGGAGCAATCAGCGAAGCAGTCGGTCTCATCGACCTCACCGAGGCTTGCAACAACGTGGGAGCAAGAGCAAGGGATCTGATTGATAACACTCCAGAACGGCTCGTAGAGTCCGCAATGAAGGTTTTCATCAACTATCACAAAGAACTACTGGACAGGGTACACCTACCATGGTATATTCCCGAATGGCTTGGGGGACTTGGAATTCCGGCCGGTCCATGGGGGAGACCGTCAGACCTCGATCTAAGGATCGCACGTCGACTGCTTCTCAAATGGAAGACCGAAAGACCTATCCCTACCAACACAAAGGAAACACCATGGAGAATTTGGAAGGAGGCAAGTAAGAGGCTGCCCGAGCCGGTGTATTCAAGAGTGAAAGGACCCGCGACAGAGGAGTACAACCATCTGGTTTCCCAGAAATGTGTTGACCTACTCTTCGACTCGTCTATCACAATTGAACAACTTTATGAGTTGACCGACATTCGTAAGCAGACGCTTCTCCTCCGGCATAATGAACGCCTTTGGAAGCCGACCCATGGTGGTTTACCAAGACCACTTAATGAGCAAGATCTCCAATTCTGTGCATTATACCCCAACTTTACCCTAAGCCATCCCCCTCCTCACGTAACAAAAGAAATTTCAAAGGATCAAGCCTTATGCGTCATATTGGACTAAACAGTAGAGGTAAAACCTACTAACCCGTTCAGTATCCACGCGATAGGTGATCTCTCTTTGAGAGGTTGCTGCCCTA